CAGAAACACCTGTTACAGATATACTAGCAGTCCCCGTTACAGTTGTCGAGCCAACCGCGCTGGTTCCAGAAACTCCCGTTACAGACAAATTAACATCGGGTAGTTTAACTACAGCGGCCCCAACTCCGCCAGTTGCCGCTACGCCCAATTGATTTATAGTTGATGTTGCAGACGCCGTAACGTCTCCAACAACACCCGTTGCCGCTACGCCCGATACAGCAATGTCACCTTCACCGTCCACCGTAGTGGCTCCAACGGCACCCGTTGCGAAAGGAAAGGCAGCACCAGCATTCCAACCGCCCGTGTTCCAGCCCTGTCTTGACCAACCTTTATATAATACGGTGGACATAGAGGCAGTAAAGTCGGCTAACGTAACGGTGTTACCCATAGCGTTTCCGTGGCTAGTACAGTAGTAACGAGCAACCTCATTAGCATCTAAATTCCAACCGCCCGTGTTCCAGCCCTGTCTTGACCAGCCCTTTGAGTCAGTGGAAATAGTTAAGGTTACTGTTGCGCCCGATTGGCCCGGAGTGCCGTTAACAACAACACCCGTAGAGTACGAATCTCCATTAGCATCCTTGAACCTTAAAGGATGGCCGTTGTTTGAGCTATCGCTCTGATCGAATATGTAGACAAAACCTCGCAGCAGGTTAAGAGCGGGAGTTAAATCCCCGTCAAGACGGTATTTGTTAACGCCATTAACATTAACAACCGTAACTGCATAGGTTTGAGCCATTAGGCTATCCGAATAATCGCATTAGAGGCATCCGGCGCAGGCATGACAATCGTAAAGTCTCCAGAACTTGCCGCTTTGTCTGAGCCAAAGTCTAACACACAAACAGTTGGGTCCCCTGTAGCTACCTCGTTAAAGATCAAAGCTCCACGAACGGATGAAATGGTTACGTTGCTAAACACAACATTGTTCATATCAAGAAGGGCCGTTGTACCTGAAGCAGAGGGGGTAACTGTCGTTACGGCATTGCCTTTAGCGGTGTAGTTTGTACCACTAACCTCGTTGCCAGAAGTGTACGCAGTGGTGGCAGCGGTGAAAGTTGCGCTGTTAGTATACAGAGCTAACTTGAAGATGTTGCTTGCCCCAGTGAAATTATGCACACCCTTTAATAGTTCTACTTTGAACGAGGTGCATAGAAAGTTACCATTAAATGCCATCTACATTTTCCTTATATATTCGGCCAACGTAGGCTGACCAGCATCTTTTATTGCATTATATACCGTAGTTCGGTCACTTTGTATAGCTTGACGCATATAGACTGCGACAAGTTTTTCGACCTCATTACGGTACTCGATTGTCTGAGCGCGTAGAGTAGGATGCGCGTTTTCTGAAACAGACACAATTTTGTTTACACACTGGTGCGCAACTTCTTCTGGGGTAAACCCCCGGTTGTTGGTGGTGACAACTTCAACTTTAAAATCGTTAGACATTGAAACTGGGAAAGACATGTTGTTCATGCAAAAACTCCTTACGTTTTAGTGCGAATAAGTTGACCAGTACGAAACTCGTCCGTAACCTCTTGAGCTTCACCCAAGTTTTTCAAACGATTTACCGACTCTCCGAACTTCTGAACATACAACTGCATCAACTGAGGGTCACCTTTCATGTAAGTGTACGCCTCGCTTAGAGCTCCGTACAACATTGCTATTTCTGCGTTCTCACTAAGCCATGTCAATGTTGTATCGGCACCCACCGCAGAAACTACCCCAGTAGCTCCGCTTGGACTAGCCGTAATAGTTTCGCCAACAGCATAGTTGCTGCTAGGAATTATAACTACTAACGATGTATTCGAAGGAACAGAGTTTACGCCACTGCTTTCCCCGCTTGTGCCGCCCGTAATGGTGTCACTCGAAGTGAAAGTTCCCGTTACGTTTGTGAGCGTCAACGTGTAGCTGCTTTTAGTTAAACTCTGAGGTCTGTAGAAATAATGAAGCTCTGCATCGTAGCTAACGTCAGGCGTAGGCCCCAGGATAAAGTTGGTTAAATCGTACATACCATAATATTTAGGGGCTCCGGTTGTAGTTGAATTTGGAGTGTACAACTGAATAAACTCAGGATCTTTATAATCCACAAAGGTAGTGCCGCTAGCACCGTTTGTAAAAGACAACGCAAACGGAGCTAAAAAATCACTGGGGACCGCTAAGAATTTATCGTTCTGGGACATAGACCCCGCCACGTTCTTGCGAAACAAATGTAGCTGAACATTTTTAAGAATGCGTTCCTCAGTAAGACGAATGAACAAAGGCAGGTTTCGTACAAAAGAAGTTTCGTTGTTCTCAGTGTAATCTTGTACTGCCGTTTTCAACTGCGTGTATGTAAAACTCATGTTGTCACCGTAACCGATCCCACAGCCCCATTCGCTTCTAGAGCATCTGGGGGATTAATTCCATTAGTTGCTGGGCCCCCAACAGGGTTCCATCCGTACTGTATGTTTCTCTGCTCCGATAGATTAGTCTCGGGTCGAGGATTTCTCAGAGCCTGCGGGTCAGGCCCTACTTTAGGCGCGGTTAACTGGGGCTGTTTTGGATCAAACTCGTCAGGCCCTACTTTAGCACCTGTCCACTCAACCATCATATCACGCAGACGGTATCTACGTCCTGATCGATCTGATATTCCCCAAGCTTTATTTCCAGCAGCGTATGACATTAGACCCTCAAATAACTTAAACTAGGTTGAAGTTTCAAAGGAGTTCGTCCTGAATCCTCGTCCGCAGCTCGTTTAAACTCTTCTTCGTAAACTGACTTTAACATTTGTATTCGGTCAGGGGCTCTCTTCATGGAAAGGTAATAAGCCAAGCCCGACACCATACATGGAAAAAACCGGAACGGCATATCCGTCGTGTTCACTAGAGCGTCCGCATCTTGAATCCGTCGAACGTAGTAATAAACTAGCTGGTCGGTGGAGTTTTCTGGAACGGACCATAAATTTATAACTGGAGTAACTTGCCGATTAAACCAGTACTGACTTGGCCTGCCCTGGGTGGTCTTGTTCGGGAAGTTTGAATAATCTCCACGACTAATACGCTCCATCTGAAAGTCTGTGTTATTGCGTCGGAGACTCACGTCTAACAAATCAACAACATCGTCAAGTAATGTTTCTTGCGCCAGCCCTTGAGTTAAGGTGATCGTTCCTTGTTTCACGGTCCACAGGTTTAACCCACGGTTAGCCCACTCAGCAAACATAAGATTCAATGATCGACGTGCCGTCTTAGCGTCGTAACCTGATCGAACCTCTAGCCCGCACCGCTCGTATGCTTCTTCAATAACTTCAGCTACATCGAGATTAAAATCCCTTGAGTTTGATGTTGTCATCAGTAGTTCCTCGTCTTACGCTTTGCGGAAGACACTCTACGAGGTTTGCCCGCAGGTTGCCCAAGTTTATTCTTCTCCCGTATCTTACTACGTTTTTCAGCCGCTGTCATTTCTTTCGACGTCTTAGGAGTTTCTGAACTCACCCTCTTACTTGGGCGGCAGTATGGAGTGCCGCGACTCTCGCCCTTCTTCCGTCCGCAAGGCTTGCCCGTCTTGACATCTACCCAGTCTTCTTTGAACCAACGCCTTAGGTCCGAACCTTTTTTTGATTTGCGATCAGTCATCAGTAGGTTTTCGTTTCTTTGCGTCTATTCTCTGCAACCTCACCACAGCCAAGAGCTATAAAACCACCCTCTTTTAACTTCTTTGTGACAGGCCGTTTACGCTTCTTAGAAGATTCGCCCCAGTTTGACGCGCCCACCTTTCGGCATTTTGCTATTGCTCCCGAGGCGTAGGCGCTTGGGAAGACCTTGTACCGAGCTTTGACCTTTTTGTAACAGGCGTCTTTGGGCATTAGTTTTCTCCGAGGGGGGATTGGAAACTTGTTGGCTCATTTGAGACCTGGACATTGCCATAACTTGCTTTCCTTACCATTTGCTACAAGACCAATAACGAGCAGATAATTTGTCTAGCTTCTTTGTATCACACCCATGTCTTGCCCTAAACGACTTGCGCCGTTTGGGGTCTGACTTTTTGATAGTCATATTGGCATCGCCAAACCGGACAATCTTTTCTTTGCCATTGGCACACGCTTTAACGACAGACTTTTTGCCGCCTTGAATGTCTCGTTTAGGCTTGTTGCAAGCCATTTTGGACTTATCAATCTTACCCATAACAAAACCTCAATTAAGCGTGAAACGCGGTAACCATTTTTGCCCCAGAAACATTAAACTGAATCATCAGATTATTTTTAAACAGAACACCTTCTTCTGGAAGATAAACATCGTCTGCTGCGTTAGCAACGCCGCTGGTTCTTGTGATAAACACTGCCTCGGCACCATCGTCTGCGGGGGCTGTCCCGTTGATAAATTCTATCCTTGTGGAAGCCGCGTTGGAAATAGTGGAAAACGCCTTCAGCCTAGTCCTTCCTGTAAGTAATGAACTAGTGGCTAAGTCCGTTATTCCCACAGAAACGTTGGCGGCATACTGAGCACTACACGTTGCAGAAACAATGGTTTTAAAGAACCTAACCCCATCAACAGTTGCCGCAGAACCCGTAGAAGTTATGATGTCTGTTATAGTCTTGTCATTCAGGTCCGTTCCAACGATAGTTACCGTTTTTTCATTATCATTTGCCCCCGTAGTGGTGACAGATAATTTACGGGCAGTGTCGGCATTGGACGTAGCGAAGAAGGTATTAACTAACGTAAACGTAGTCGTTGGCCTTGCTGCCGTCGCGATAAACGTGGTGGAGGCAGGATCAAATACGCCAGATACAATGCTTCCTTCTACCGTTGTAGCGGTAATGTCTGAG